GACATGGAAATATGGCCAGAGAACGAAGCACCGCTTGCGGTCTTTGGCGCCATGCTGACGCAATGGCATCGCAACGGCATGATCTACAGCGCATTGCCCCCTGTGTTCCGGTATCTCGGCATTCCGCGCGCCGAACAACCGGCCGTATTTGCCGCCCTGCAAATTCTCGAATCCACCACGATTCAGGTATTAAAGGCTAAACATGGCTAGCACATCAGCAACCGCAACCATACGGCTTGGCGTTGATCTGGCTAGTTTGCAAACTGGCCTACGGCAGGCGGCAACCATTGCAGAGCAGAAAGGCCAGTCGATCAAGGCTGCACTAATGCGCGCCACAGATTCTGGTGTTGACGGGTTTAAGAACATGGGCAGCAGCATCGCCTCTGCTCTGAACCCGATTAACCTAGTTACAGGTGCGCTCGGCTCAATGACGGCCACACTGGGCATTGGCGCTGGAGCAGCAGGCCTTGGCGGCATGATTGCCGCATCAATCACCGCTGCCGAATCAATGGCTGACCTGTCCATCAAAACAGGTATTCAGGTTGAGCAGCTATCGCGGTTTTCCAGTATTGCCAAGCTTTCTGGCACCAGCATGGAAGACGTGGCTGGTATCGTTAAAAAGCTATCAATCTCGGCAGTCGACGCCTATTCAGGCAACGACAAGCTTGCCCGGTCGTTTGACGCGATTGGCATCAGCACCAAAGAACTGAAATCAATCTCGCCAGACGAGTTGCTGATCCGCGTTGCGCAGGGCATTCAGGGCATTGACCCGATGATTGTGCAGGATCTTATGGCGCAACTGGGTGGAAAAAGTGCTAGTAATGTACTGCCGTTTCTGCGTGAGCTGACCGAGCGCATCGATCAAACCGGCGTCAAGATCAGCACCCAGTTTGCCAAGGATGCCAAGGACTTTAGCGACAATGTGACGCTGATGAAGTCAGGCGTCATGGCACTTGCCAATCAGATGACGTCCGGCCTGTTGCCATCAATTAACGCCGTTCTGAGCGCCATCGTCAGTGGCGAGCCAATCTGGCGATCATTCTTTGCCAGTGCGGTTGATTGGGGCGGCAACTTACCGGCACAGCTGGCGCAGGCAGAATTAAAGCTACGAGAAGCCGTCATTTCGCGCAATGAGAGCGACGATCCCGGTGTTTGGGAAGACACTATCAAACGCTACGAACTCCGCGTAAAAATGCTGCAAGATCGGATTGGTAGCGTTAAATCCAGTCTGAACCCAGACATTGACCCGGCCAAAAACGAAGCCGCTCGCCGCGCTGCCGCCGAAAACAATAAATCCGGCGCTACGGCTGGGGACGGCTTCCTGAAAGGCCTCAAAGACCGCATTGAAAAAGCCGAGCAGGGCGAATACGCCATGTTGCGCCTGCAGGCAGCCGAGAAGGGCGTTTCATCGGCTGCTGGCCCCCTGATTGATCAGCTTAAACAGCTTGATGAAGCAAAGTCGGTCTCGAACTATGAAGATAACCTGGTGCGCCAGAATGCCGAGATTGAGTTTCAGAACAGCCTGATTGGTCGATCCGCTGCTGAAGTGGCCATGCTCAATATCGAGCGCAAAGCCGAGCTTGAACTGGCCAAACAGATCGAACAGATTGAGCGCGCCAAGGGTGCGCTATCTGATGAAAGCATTGCCAAAATGCAGGCGGCCACCGAGGCGTCCATCGCCATTCAGAAAGCCAGCATTTCATCGCGGCTTGAAATGGAGCGAACCTGGCAAACCGGCGCAACTACCTCGCTGCAAAAATACTTAGACAGTGCGGAAAACATTGCCAAGGGCACCGAGGATGCATTTACTCGCGCCTTTAAGGGGGTTGAAGATGCCTTTGTGAGCCTGGCGATGACTGGTTCGCTTAACTTTACAAACCTAACCAACAGCATCATTGCCGACATTATCCGGTTACAGGCCCGCGCTGCTACAGCAGGGTTAGCTAATTTTCTAACTAAGTCGCTGACCAGTATGTTTTCTGCAAGCTTGCCTGATGCCAGCGGTCAGCATTCTGTTCAGGGAAATGCAGACTATGTTTATGACCTGCATACTGGCGGAATCGCTGGAAACGGAGGTTCTGGCCGATATTTAAGGGATATGCGCATTTTTGAAGATGCGCCTAGATACCACAGCGGCGGCACTATAGGCCTTAAGCCAGATGAAGTCCCTGCTATTTTGCAGCGCGGTGAACGTGTTTTGCCGCGTGGCGCACAAATTGATAATTCTGTTCCAGTCAATATCGTTGTTAACAACAACGGCTCTAGTGCCCAGGCCACAGCACAAGATAGAGGAACGGATGGTTTCGGTACCCGCCAGATCGAAATCATGATCACCGACATTGTTGCCAAGGGTATGGCAACCGGCCGCCTCGATACCGCCATGCAAAGCGCATTTAATATCCGAAGGGCTGGAAAATGACCACGGCACTTTATACCTGGCCTACAACATTGCCATCGAAGCCGCTGGCCAATGGTTACAACGAGGGCTTTCAGGATACCGTTATCCGATCAAAGGTAGAGGCTGGTGCCAGCAAGGCGCGGCAGCGTTATACCCGGCTGCGTCGATTGCTCGATGTGAGCTTTCAACTGAACACCGCTCAAAAAGCAGCGTTTGAAACCTTTCTTGGCACGATTGGCGGCGGTGCGTTGCCTTACAACTGGCCGCATCCACTCACCGGGGCGGCACAGGTCGTACAGATCACCGGGCCGATTACCGGCCCCAAATACCTTGCGGCCAACATCTGGCAGGTGTCATTTCAGCTAGAGGTGCTGCCGTGACCTACTCAACCAACTTTGTTAAGGCGCTGATCGAACAGCATACCAGCCAGGTGTTTTTGTGGCTGATGACGCTGGAGCATATTGAATCAGGCACCAAACATTACATCGTTAATAACCTGGATCCGATCACCAGCCGCGGTCATGTTTACACCGCATTCCCGTTTGAATTCACGCTACCTGAGGATGACGGTACTACGCTGCCCGAGATTCAGATTGTGATCCGGTATGTCAGTGACGAGCTGATCCAGCTGATTCGTCAGTATGCCGACGGGTTGTCTATTACCGCCGAAATCATCATGGCGTCTAACCCAGACGTGCCTGAGTACGCCATTGAACTGCTGAGCGTTAAAAGCGTTGATTACGACCTGAATCAGATCACCCTCACAGCAAAAGTCGAAGACCTACTGAATCAGCGGTTTCCAGCTGATGACTTTTTGCCGCGTTCGTTTGCCGGGATGTTTAAGTAATGGATCAACTGATTGGAATTCCGTATCTGGAAAAAGGCCGCGACCCAGAGCAAGGGCTTGATTGCTGGGGCTTGTTCCGCGTGTTTTACCAGCAGTTTATGGGTATTGAACTGCCTAGCTTTGCTGATAGCTACCAGAGCGCCCTGGATCACGAAGCCATGGCTGAAGCCATGAACCATCACTTACCGTCTCACTGGATTCGGGTAACCGAACCCGTATTTGGCGATGGCGTTAGGCTGCGCATTGATGGCAACCCGTGTCATGTGGCCGTTTATGTGGGCAACGGACAGATCCTGCATACCCAGACCGGACACGATAGCGCCCTGGATAGACTCGACAGCGTACGCTGGAAAAACCGCATCGAAGGCTTTTATCGGCACATTGCCATCGCCGGGGAGGGTGTATGACGCTGCCAGTGCAAACACCCGTTGCAGAATCGCTCTCGGCGTTTTTCCGGGAGTCTCCCTTTGCCCAGCCCGGTGAATACCACGAGATTCAAGTCGTTGCAGGGCAGTCTCTGGCAACGATCATCAATCAGATTGCGCAGCCCTGGCAACAGGACTTTTTGCGCGTCGTGCTTAATGGCGAGGTGATTGCCAAAGAAGATTGGCCGCTAACGGTACCCAACACCAAAGATGTGCTGAATATCATTCTGGTGCCACGCGGCAATGATGCCGGTCAGATATTCAAGGCGATTGCGGTTGTTGTCGTTGTAGCTCTTGTAAGCTATTTTTCTGCCGGTGCACTTGGTCCCGTTGCCGCCGGTGGCTCTGGTCTATTGAGTGCAGGCGCCGCGGCTGCAGCAGGCGCTGCTATTGGCGCCGTCGCCGGTATTGCAGCCAGCCTTGCTCTCAATGCACTTTTCCCGCCGCCAGCACCAACTAGTGCCCAGACCGGTAGCTCTGGTGTTAGTGAAGACCCGGTTTATGGGTTTTCTCGGGTCTCTAATCAGGCCAGCCCCTATGGCACGATTCCCCGTGTTTATGGCCGCCGCAAAATAATGCCCATGCACGCCATGAACCCCTATGTGGTGTGTTCTGGAAGCAATCAGTATCTGTACCAGATGTTTACGGCAGGGTACGGCCCTCTGAAGATCGAAGATATTCAGATTGGTGACACGCCGATCGGTAACTACAAAGACGTTGAGTATTTCATTCACGAAGCTTTTTTAGCTGGCGATGAACTCAAGATCTGCAAAGAAGACGTCTGGACAGACCCGTATTCAATTAACCTGCTAAAAAACGCCGCCAGCACCTTGAACACGACCAATAACGCCGAAAAGGTGGCGGTAGATATTCAGTTTCCGATGGGTCTGTACCAGGTCGATAAAACCAACGGTAATCAACTGCCATGGACGGTGGATTTAAGCATTGAAGTCGCACCCGTCGGCAGCAGCACCTGGGTGCCCGTCAGCGGCTTATCTCCCGTTATTGACGGCTCCGGTTCATCGCTCTATTCGGCAGTAACCTCAAGCTATTGGGAAGACGTAGGCAGCCCCTATTCAGAAAACCCGAATCACCCCGTCGTTGATGCGCTACCCGACCCCAGCGCGCGCGCCGATGGTGACATGCTGACGACCGTTTCGTACAGCGAAGAGGGTGGGGCTACCTACACCGACCACCGCAACCACTACACGCACTCCGGCACCAGCAGCACCGTGCGCGCCACCGGCCAGTTTACCAAGCCGTTTTTCACCACGGTGTATATGACCCTGCCGTCGGCTGGGCATTACCAGATCCGCGTTACCCGGCTCAGTGATGACCAGGATGCTGCAACCAGCGCAGTTTATTGCACGACTTACCTGTCATCGATTCGGTCGTACCGTTCGGCACCACCTGTTTCACCTGATAAGCCGATCAGCCTGATTGAGATGAAAATCAAGGCCACCGATCAGCTCAATGGCTCAATCAACAATCTATCTTGCATTGTCACCAGCAAGCTGCCGGTGTATCAGAATGGCAGCTGGCAGGTGTTAGAGACCCGCAGCCCGGCGTGGGCATATCTGGATGTGTTGCGGGGCACCGCTATACCGCGTCCCGTGTCAGACGCCCGGATTGATCTGGATGCATTTATTGATTGGGCTAACTGGTGCAACCAGAGCATGCTTAATGCGCCCGGCTTACCGCGTGCGCTTTGCGATCTGGAAATTACAGGTAATACCACTGTATTTGAAACGCTCAAACTGATCGCTGGTACCGGCTTTGCAACACCAACGCTAGCCGGTAGTAAGCATTCGATCGCCATTGACCGAATCCGCGATACACCGGTGCAGATGTTTACGCCCCGCAATACGCTGTCATTTTCCGGGGCGATTGTGTATTACAACCGCCCTCACGCTTTGCGAGTCTCGTACACACCAACAGACGGGACAACCGCTGAAGAAATTATCGTTTATGACGATGGCTACAACGCTGACGGTACAGGCGGCAAAGCGCAAGCGACTAAATTTGAGACGATGAAGCTGGTGGGTGTGTCTCGATATGAGCACGCTTTTGTTATTGCGCGCCGCACCCTAGCGCAGTCAAAACTGCGTATTGAAAACTGGACAATCGCAACCGATATTGAAAACCTGATCGCCACCCGTGGCAGTTTTGTCCGGTTTGCTCATGACGTACCTAACCTCGGTTCTGGTAGCGGTCGAATCACGGGCATTACTGGTCAGACTATTACCATTGACGAAGACTTCAAGATTACCACTGGCAATCTGGTCGCTCGGGTTAGAACGGCCAATGGCCAGCAACAGGATTTCATAATAACGTCTGCCCAGGGTAACCGCGCAACGCTTTCTGGCAATATATCCGGCATCGCCCAGGGCGACTTGCTGGTCTACGGCCAAACAAACCGCGTGAGCATGGATTGTCTGGTGAAATCAGTGCGCCCGGGTCCAGATCTAACGGCACAGATTGAACTGATTCCTTATGCACCGGCCATCTATACCGCCGAAGTAGACGATATTCCGGCATATGACCCTAACGGCATTTCATGGACAGGCGGTACCGCAGGCGGCGGCACCGGCACCAGCAACAAAACCACGCCGGGGCAGGTCACCTCGCTCAAAGCCAGTTCGCTCGTTACGTGGGATAACAAGATCCCCCGGATCAGCATCACGCTCTCATGGGGCAAACCCGCCT